CGTCGTTCAACCTCGATCTGACGGAGATCGTGGAGGAAGCCTTCGAGCGTTGCGGGGCTGAACTGCGCACGGGCTACGACCTGCGTACGGCGCGGCGTAGCCTGAACTTGATGTTTGCCGACTGGGCCAACCGGGGCGTGAACATGTGGACGTTCGAGCAAGGGACGATCCAACTGGTCCAGGGTCAGAATACCTACGCGCTGCCGGACGACACGGTGGACTTGCTTGAGCACGTCATCCGCACAGGTGCCAACAGCAGCAACAATCAGGCAGACCTGACCATTACCCGGATCAGCGTATCTACGTACGCCACGATCCCGAACAAACTGCAACAGGCCCGCCCCATTCAGGTGTGGATCCAGAGACTGAACGCGCAGACTTCGCCCACTGGCTATACGCTGCCCGCGCTCATCAACAGTTCTACCACCACGATTACGCTGAGTTCGACCGTTGGCCTTCCGGCCAACGGCTTTATCCTGCTCGACAGCGAACTGATCTACTACGGCTACATCAGCGGCAGCACGCTCTACAACTGCGCCCGTGGGCAGCAGAACACGACGGCGGCGTCGCATCCCCAGGGGACTGCGGTCTACATCAAGCAAGTCCCGGCAGTCACGGTGTGGCCCACCCCGGACAATACGCAGACGTATACCTTCGTGTACTGGCGCCTGCGCCGCACCCAGGACGCCGGAGATGGCGTCAACGTCATGGATGTGCCGTTCCGGTTCATCCCGTGCATGGTGGCAGGCTTGGCCTACTACATGAGCATGAAGATTCCCAAGGCGCTGGAGCGCATGGACACGCTCAAGGCGCAGTACGAAGAAGCATGGACGCTGGCTGCGGACGAAGACCGCGAGAAGGCTGCGATTCGGTTCGTGCCCCGGCAGATGTTCATCGGCGGGGGGTATACCTAAATGGGTAACCGGTTCGCCTCAGCCAAGTACAGCATCGCCATGTGCGATCGCTGTGGGCAGCAGTTCAAACTCAAGGTTCTGCGCAAAGAGATCATCAAGACAAAGATCTACGATCTCTTGGTCTGCCAGGAGTGCTGGGATCCCGACCATCCGCAGTTGTTGCTGGGTATGTACCCAGTGGACGACCCCCAGGCGGTGCGTAACCCTCGCAAGGACAATACGTACATCACGGCAGGCGTCAACGGTTTGGAGTTGGATCCCAACTCAACGTTTGCGGGTTTCCCAACCGGCGGCTCTCGGGATATTCAGTGGGGTTGGAATCCGGTTGGCGGAGCACGTGCAAATGAAGCAGGGCTGACGCCAAATTACTTGGTGGCAACCACCTCTGTTGGTACAGTAACTATCCAAACGACGTAAGGAGTCGAGCATGGACAAGAAAGATCTGGCACAGGACAAAAAGACGGCGGCGTCCGCAGTGCACAAGCATGAAAAGGCTATGCACCCGGGCAAGCCCATGACGAAGTTCGCCAAGGGCGGCAAGACCAACCTTCAAATGAAGCAGTTGGGCCGTGGGCTGGCAAAGGTTGCCAACCAGAAGAAGTCGGTGCGCAAGGTGCCGAAATCGGGGATCTGATCATGGCAAAGTTCAGCAAAAAGGTTATGGGCAAAGAGGTTGGCGAAGCCGCCGTCTATGCCGAGCCCCACACCATGAAGGGGGGCAAGGTTGCTCTTGGCAACGGCACCCAGGCGGAGCCCACGCGGGCTAACCGCGTGAACATGTCCGTGGGCAACATCGACCGCGACGGGTATGACCCCGCACCTAAGACTTCGGGTATCAAGATCCGTGGGACTGGCTGCGCAACCAAGGGCACGATGGCGCGAGGCCCGATGGCCTGAGCGTGAGGCGTAGATGAACTACACCGAGTTGAAGACCAACATCGCAGACATCTGCGAGAACACGTTCACTGAGGACGAGTACGCGCTGTTTACCAAGCAGGCTGAGCAGCGCATCTACAACACGGTCCAACTCGCCAATCTGCGCAAGAACGTCACCGGTACGCTGACTTTGGGCAACAAGTATCTTGAGTGCCCGTCAGATTTCCTGTCGGTGTACTCCCTGGCCATCGTCAAGGCCAACGGAGAGTATGAGTACCTGTTGAACAAGGATGTGAACTTCATCCGGCAGGCGTACCCGAATCCGGCTACCACGGGAGTGCCCAAGCACTACGCCATCTTTGGCCCTCGGTCAGACAATGTGAACGAGTTGGCATTCATCCTGGGCCCGACCCCCAACGCGGCGCTGACGGCAGAACTTCACTATTACTACTACCCGGTGTCGATGGCGGACACGGTGGCAAACCCAACCGGTACTACGTGGTTGGGTGACAACTTCGACTCCGCCCTGCTGAACGCTGCTCTGGTGGAAGCCATTCGGTTCATGAAGGGCGAGCCCGACATGGTGCAGTTCTACGAGCGCATGTATATGCAGTCTATTGCTCTGCTCAAGAACCTGGGCGATGGCAAGCAGCGCATGGATGCGTACCGCGACGGCCAACTGCGCATTGAGGTCAACTGATGACTTCGATCGTCCAAACGCAGACCACCTCCTTCAAGAAGGAGTTGTACCAGGGCATCCATGATCTGACGACGGATGTCCTGAAGATCGCGTTGTATACGGCCAATGCGGACCTGAACGCGGAAACTACGGCGTACACCACGACGGCAGAGATCACGGGGACTGGGTATGTGCTAGGCGGCAAGACGCTGACCGGCACGACCATCAGCAGTTCCGGGTACACGGCCTTTGTGGACTTCGACAATGTGGAGTGGAACCCCGGCGTGTTTACAGCGCGGTGTGCCCTGATCTACAACTCCAGTAAAGCCAACCGTTCCATTGCCGTGTTGGACTTCGGGTCAGACAAGACCTCGACGGCCACCTTCACCATCGTTATGCCGGTCAACGACGCCAACAGTGCCTTGATCCGGTCTTCCAATTAAGGAGCATCAAATGACCACCGAAATCGCCAAGGCCGCAGACTTCGTTGCAAGCGGCTTGATCGCAGGAGCACAGGGACAGGAGCAGGCCACGGCTGTGGGTCGCTACAAACTGGAGTGCTTTGACAAGGACGGCAACCTGAAGTGGTCTGTCGAGGAAGACAACCTCGTGGTCAACGTCGGCCTTCAGTACATGGCCGGTGTGGCGCTGACCTCCACCGCACAGATTACGACGTGGTATCTTGGCCTGATCACTGGTCCCGGCGTGACGACCAACGCTGCGGACACGATGTCTTCCAAGGGCTGGACAGAGTTCACGGGCTACAGCAACTCGACCCGTGTGGCTCCGACGCTCACGGCTGCGACCAATGCCAACCCCTCGGTGGTGACCAACTCGGGCACTCCGGCCAACTTCACCATCAACGCCACGGGCACGGTGGGCGGTGCGTTTCTGACCTCTGGTTCGGCCAAGGGCGGCACGACGGGCACGCTGTTCTCGGAGAAGGCTTTCTCCAGTCCTGGCGACCGCTCGGTTGTGTCTGGTGACATCTTGGCAGTGACCTACACCTTCAGCCTCGCCGGTTGAGGATGAACGGTGGCAGAAGGCGGATGGGGTTCCGGCACCTGGGGTCAGGCCGGTTGGGGTGATTCTGTTTATGACCGGGCCGTCGCTGAGTCGGCTACCGGGACGGATGCCCCTTCCTCCTCCACCACCTTTGCCGCCTCTCTTTCTGAGTCCGCTACCGGCACAGACGACGTTTCTGCTCTCGCCACACTTGGCGCGGTCATTACAGAGACTGCTGAAGGGCAAGATACCGTTTCCGCTGCCGCCACCTTTGCGGGGGCGATTTCTGAGTCTGCTACCGGCACAGACGACATTGCGGCGACCCCGACGTATGCGGGGGCCATTACGGAAACCGCTACTAGTGCCGACGACATTTCTTCTTCGGTCACCTTTGCTGGAGCAGTTGATGAGTCCGCAACTGGCACAGACGACGTTTTCTCCATCGCCACGCTTGGCGCCGTTATCACGGAAACGGCTGAAGGCCAGGACACCTTCGTGGCCGAAGCCACCTTTGGGGTTGCAGTTTCTGAATCCGCCACAGGCACAGATGACATATCAGCCATCCCGACTTACGGGGTTGCGGTCACGGAGACCGCTGCGGGCACAGATGATGTTTCTTCCACGCCGACTTATGGCGCGACGATTACTGAATCCGCCACAGGCACGGACGATGTTGTCTCGGCGTTCTTGTTCAACAGCGTCATTGATGAATCGGCCAGTGCGTCGGACGCAGTTTCTGCCGGAGCCACCTTTGGGGCCGCTATCTCCGAATCCGCCACGGGTACGGACAACGTGGATGGCGCGGTTACGTTCGGGGCTTCCGTTTCCGAAACCGCCACTGGCTCAGACATAAACGAGGCAGCAGCACGGTTTGTTGCTGCCATTCAAGAACTTGCCACCGCCACGGATAACATTCCTGGCGGAAAACTTTGGGAAATCATTGATGACACCCAGACAGCAAATTGGCAGAATATCGGCAACACTCAGTCGCCCAGTTGGACACAGGTGCCTGACGCGCAAGCAGCGGGCTGGACGACAATCAACACGGATTAGGAGCACCTGAATGCCTACCTCATACACCTCCCTCCTTGGTCTGGCTCTGCCTGTTACGGGCGAACTGTCCGGCACCTGGGGCGACACGGTAAACGACTACATCACCAGGTACCTCGACGCGGCTGTTGCGGGTGCTCAGACCATCAGCGGAAGTCAAACGGCGGTTACGCTGACCACCACGACTGCTACTACGCTGTCCCAGGCGGGTTCGGGCGCAACGGGTTCGGCTCAGTATCAGATCATCAACTGCACGGGTAATCCCGCTTCGCTTCTGACCATCACGGTCCCGGCGCAGAGTAAGGCATACCTTGTTTTAAACGCAACTTCGACTTCGCAGTCGGTCAAGGTGGTGGGCGCAGGCCCGACCACGGGCGTGACGATGGTGTCCGGTGAAAGGGCGTTGATCGCCTGGGACGGCTCGGACTTCGTGAAGGTTGCGTCTAGCACGGCTGACGGTGTAACCACGCTGAGTTTCGGCACCACGGGCCTGACACCCAACTCGGCCACAGCCGGTGCGATCACGGTCGCGGGCACTCTGGTTGCCGCCAACGGCGGAACGGGTCAATCCACCTACACCACGGGTGATCTGCTGTACGCCACGGGTTCTACCGCCCTGAGCA